CCTCGATGGCCTGCTTCTTATTGTATTTGGCCATCTTGATGTCGGCAACCTTGGACTCAACGAGCCGCTGCAACGTTGTGTCCTTGATCGACTCGAAAAGCTTCGAGAGGTCGATGTTGTCCGGGCCGCCATACTTCTTGATCTGCTCGATGGTCTCAGCGGTCACCGCCGGAGACTTGGAAAGCTGCGCGTAGATGAAGTCCCGCTGCGAGGAAATGCTGGAGTCGAATTCCTTGAACTTCGGGTCGAAGTCCACGTCCATCTTTAAGCGCCACTGCCGGTGCTCCTCAAGCTCCTTCTGCTGTTGAAGGATTTCCGGAGAGGGATTCTTGGCTTCCTTCAACTGCTGCTGCAACTCGGCGATTTGTTGATCGCGCGCACTGATCTCCTGGGCCGCCTTTACCTTGATGGACGAAAACGCTTCGGCAGACTTCGGGCTCGCGTTGGCCGAAAGGGATGGAGAGTCTTTGAAAATCTCCTCCGCTCGCTTCTTGTGTTTCTCCAGGTCCTCGTCGGGCTTTGGGGCCGGCGGAGTTGCCTTGTCATCCGGCTTTGGAGCCGGCGGAGTTGCCTTGTCATCCGGCTTGGGCTGTATCTGGGCCGCCAGCTTGTCGAGAGCGTCCGTCGCGTCGCCGAAATCTCCGGTAGCGGTCGGCTTGCCGGAGATGTCCTGGTCCTTTTGCTTCGTCGCGACATCCACATTGTGCTTCGCGAGTTCTTCGGGGTTGGTGGGGGGATTTGTGTTTGGCATAATTTCTATTGTGTTTTCGGAACTTCGGGTTTACCGTCGGGATTGATCTTCTGCCCGTCAGCCCAAGCGGCGTCGTCTTCCAACTCTGGGTAGTCCACCACGGGACTTCCCGATTTGGGGGCGGGGTGGGCGAGCATGAGGAGGGACTCAACCATGCTCTGAAAAGCGCGGACCTCCCCGGATCGGATCAGGATCGCGTTGATTTCACCGCCAGCAAGCAGCGGCGGCATCGATTGCACCAGCGTCGGAATCAGGCGCTTGCCGGTTCCCGTTTCGAGGAACTCAGCCAGCCGATCCGAGTCAGTGTGTAACCATTCAGACTCTTTCGCTAATATCTCCATAAGGGTATTTCATCAGGTTATTGGGGAACACCAGTGGGAGCCGCCATCCCGGAATCCTCTGCGGCAAGATTGTTCTGCTCTTGGCTAAGCACGCCCTGCTGCTGTTCGAGGGCCTTGAGCTTGGCGAGTTCGGGGCCTACCTTCCCGAGAAAGCCAGCGATTTCCGCGAGCGCCTCTTGCTTTACCCCTTGCTGTTTGGCCTGGGTGTAATGCTCGTTGATGTGGGCAACCATCGTTTCCAGAAGCGCCGCCGGGGCCTGCCCCTGCATGATCTGGGCGGCGGTCTGCTCTGCCGCCGGCATCATCACCCCCAAATGGATCAGATGATTGTCCCTCGGGCTCACCGGAACTGGCTGCCCTTGCGTCAACAAAACCAGTTCCATCTGCTGCTGGCGATTCTGCTCAGCCTGCTCTGTCGGATCGTTATCCGGCAGGAGCACCCGCAGCGCAAAGTCCGAATCCATCCTGGCCGATAGGTCTTCAACCTCAAGCTGCCGCTGATTGTAAAGCGGGTTCCCCCGCTTCTCCTGCGAAATTGACACCACAAGCTGTCGCTGCAACGGAGTGAGGTCCGTCACCGTCCCCGCCACCGGGTTGCCCGCGAGTTCATCCAACTCCTCACGGCCCATTATCGCGAGAAGTTCCTTCTGCATCTCCTTCGCGTCATCCTCGCTGGTATCCGGATCGCAAAGCCGGCGCTGCATGGTCTGGATGGTGTCCGTGAACTGCGCCAAAAAGCGAGTGATACGAACATCGCGACTTTCCTCTTCCCGCTGAGCGAGGAGGTTCCAGGCCGCCGGAGAGCGCATGTCTTCCCCGCCAAGCCCCGGCTGCGGGGTAGAAGTCGAACCAATCAACTCGTTGGCAAGCTGTTTGAAGTATGCGTCAAGCTTCAAAAAGCCGTCAACGTTCCCATCCATCTTCTGTTCGAGAACATTCCACCCGGTAGGGACGATGACCGTGCTGCCCACGACCGACATCTTGAAGGTGTGAATGCGCCGAATATCACCCTGCACCAGGGTCTTCCCGGACATGATCAGGCGGTCCACAACCTCGTTGCGGGTCCGGTCAATCATTCCGGCAAGTTCATAAATGTCGCGGCCTATGCCCTTTGACCCGTGCAGCGTTCCGTTACCCTTCTGGAAAGAGTAGAAGGAGAGGCAGTCCTCCATGCTTGGAAATCGATCCTCCCGCGAAAAGATATTCGCCATCTCCGTCCCGGCCATACGGTAGTGGGAAACCTTTCCGTTGACCTCGCGCGCCAAGAGCGTGTAAACAACGATCACGTTGTTCCCCGCCATGTAGGATGCCCCGATAGTCAACTCTCGAAGCGCGTTCTGATACCACGTCTCCAGAGTCCCGCCAACGTTTAGCCGGTCTCGAAGCTGGGCCGGCGAGGCTTGGTTGATCGCGTTCCGCGTCTCCGTCAAATCCCAACCGGCATCCTTAGCCGCCTCTATGCCTGGGCTGATCTGAGCGAAAAGCTCGTGCGGAAGGAACACCTCTTTGAGGACCACCACTTGTGCCCATCTCGGGTCCGCCTTGGTCCCATCCGCCACAAAAGATTCATCTTGCTTGAAGTGCTTCGGAAACCAAGAGAATTCATCCAACCAAGCGACGATGGTATGACCGAAAAGCGCATCGTCAAAGGCGATGTCTTCGAGCAGTGTCCGCCACCCCTTGCGCGCGCGAATCGTCTTAGTGATGGCAGATCGGAACTTCTCCGTCTTCTCCTGGCTCCCCTCCCACTGGTTGCCGAGCGAGGCGTTCGTGAAATACTTCAGCCCGTCCACCACCGCCACGAACCGGGGGGCCACCTTTTCGATTAGCGACGGTAGCGGTTTGGTGGTGAAGTTGCTTCTCCAGCCGAGGCCCTCCGACTTTAGCTGGTGAGCGTCATAGGGGCGCTCCGCATTATACTTGGCCAAGATGCGAGAGTTAACGATTGCCCGCTTCCGGCTGGCGCTGATGATAGTGTTTACGACATCCCGAGCCATGCCGATGTCTCGTATGCTGCGCTGCGTCGGCTTTCCAGCGGAGTTGATCTTCGGACTCTGGATCAAAGAGCCCAGATCATCCTGAGCTACCTTGCGGGAGCCCGTCGAGGTGTATGCAGAATCAGCCATATTACATAGAACAGTCGCGCGAAAAGCTACCTTGGTCCTGTTTTTCGTTTGATCCAAACCGGATTCCAGAGCCGAATCGGACACCGCTCCAGCGCCATCATAGTTTTTGACAGGATCAGACAGTTACACTTCAAACACTGCCCCTCCTCGTTGGAGTCGCATCTCCTGCAAATCCGATCGCGCCACGCCTGGACTCCGGGAGTGGCGATTACTCGATACCCAAACCACTTAGCCAACTGGTGCCGGGCCATCGACACCACAAACTTCAACGCCATCTTGATCATAATGTTTTCTTTCTCCAACACTCCCGAGTCAAGGACTCATTCCCAACCGCCGGGAGGTCTATCCAGGTAGATACCGGAAGATACTCCCCAAGTATTGGACACGCCGTAACTCGGGAGTCCGTCTTGCGGCTTCCCACTAATTCCTCCCGGAGCACATTCAGAGCCGCCCGGCACGAACTGCACCCCTCCGGAAGGTTCTTGTTCAGCGGACACCGATAGCACACGTCCACTCGGGCGTCATGCAAAGCTTGATCCACGAAACGGAATCCCTCTTTCTTTATCTCACGAAGCTTAGACAGCCAGCGCAATACGCGGGACTTCAAAGACGCCTCTTGCAGCTTGACACGATAGGTCCCATTGTCATCCACGCACAGGCTTGGGTTCCGATGACACGCTTGAAATACAACCTCATCGTGGACAGAGCCCACCGGCCTCCCCTGCCGCTCCCGATACCGGGTAACCCGCTTGACCACCCCTTCCCAAGATGTCGCGACGTGTTTCGATCCGTCAGACTCTCTGAAAAAGTATCCGTCCTTCGGATAGATGTTTGGGTTGATCTGCTTCACAGTATCGGCCCTTCGTCGAGAAAAGAGGTTTGATTAGATGGGTCGATCCTTGCCCCTCCGGAATACACTGCACCCGGCCAGTCATCGTCTATCCCGATTGCGTCAACCGCTGCGCCACGCATCGAGGGGATCACTCCGCTTCCCTTTCGAGCGGCATGAACCAGGAGCGTCAACGAATCCGCTTCTCCGGGAGACTCATACCCCCGCGCTTTGTAATCCTGCTTGGACTCCACGCACTTCCGTCCGGACTTCGTCCGAAACCGTCGATTAGTAAGCTGCTGCGTCAACTTGCTGAGGTCCATCGCCGGATGGATTAACAGGTATCCGAATTCGCCCCACAACCGAAGCGCAAACCAAAGCTCCGTGAAAATTCGCTCATACTCCTCCGCGCATGTCTTGGAGTCCTCCTGCATGACCTTCGTTGTGCTGGCTCCAGAAGAATAGTTGACATCGTGGATCGCCGTGGACCACTCATACTTGATCAAGTCCGCCACGCCGGCCCCGTGTCCGGTTCGATCGCAAGCGTAATACTCGGGGCGCACTCCGGATTTGCGATTCATGTCCATCACCGAGTTCTTCATCGAGACTGTTTCGCCCTTCGGCAAAACAAACTGCTGCTTGGCCTGGAGACCCCAGCGGGGGATGACCTGCCCACGCGGGTCCTTGAACATTACCACCCGCCCCTGCGGAAACTCCAGCGACGAGGGAAACTTGATCCCGCTCGCCAGCCCCCAGTCCCCCAGCGTGTGGATCGCCCCGTCTCCGCCCTCCAGCGCGAGGTCCGTTGCCCCGACTGGAGTTGGTTCCCCGTGCCAGATGTATTCCCCACGAAACTTTGGGAGCATCCCAGGAGGGATGACCGTAGCCTCGATCCCAGAACTCGGATAGAGCCCCCGGCCCATCGTCCGATACCCGGGCGCGTTCCTGCCGCCGGCATTGAGCGCAATCCGTTCCAGGCCGTCGCGGGTCTGGAGTCCGGGATAGATTGTCTTGCCCTGCAAGACGTTCTCGCACCGCTCCCCGTCAAGCCGCAAAACCTCCCACCCACGAACCGACTTCCACCGAAAATGCGTGTCCTCGTCCAGGTCACCCCAGCCGAAGGTTGGCTCCGCTCGCTTTCCGACTTCGTCCGTCGAGTTAGTTGGGTTGTAGGCTCCGAAGACCTTGAACCCCTGGCCGCCCTTTTCGATTTCCGACAGAACGTTATCGATGTCCTGCCACACGCCCGCCGGTATGTTTTCGATTTCATCCAGGAAAATGAACATCCGGGACAGCGGCCCAAAGATCGGGTGCGGCTTGGGCCGTGGCCGGCGGTGGCCGCCCTGTAGCCGGCCCGCCTTCTTGACGTTCCCCTTCGGTATGATCACCCCGCGTATCGAGGAGGTCTGATCCCGGCGGTTAAGCCCGATGAACAAATCGCCGATGCTGCCCGGCATGGGCAGTGAGGAGTGCTGGTGGAGCGAGACGAGATGAGAAAAGAGATTTTCCTCCAGGTGATTCTCAGAGGGACCCAGCACGCGGATCGAGGTGAATTCCGGATCACGCACCCACTCAAGAAAAAGGCGGACGCCCATCGAAAAGCTCTTCGACATCTTCGCTCCGCCCATGATCAATCCGGTGTCCGCTTCCTCGAACAGCTTCCACACTTCCTGAGTGCTCTGCGGGTTGGGGTTGAACTGGGTTGGCGTCCAAAGCATCTGAGCCGCCTCGGTGAAGCCCCCATCCTCAAGCAGGCTGTGGAGGTAAAACTGGAGGATTGTGTTCGACTTGTCCGCCTTCTGGGACCCCTTCTTCCCGAGGTCAATCTTGCAATACTCTGCCACCTCGCCGGCAGCCTCGTCGGTCTTCCCCCGGTGGAGGAGCCCCGCAATTCTGGACGAAAATACCTTTTCCTTGATCCCTATGGGCATACCAAAACCAACTCTCGCCCGCAGCCGATGATGTCCGCCTCGGTGGTCCCGCCAGGAAATCGAACCAGTCCCGCCGTCTTCCACCTGCGCCGGCCAATTCTGACCGGCCCCCGGCTGTCTCCGTCCGGATCATGGGAAAAGTTAATCACCAGGAGATGCGTCAGCCGCCCGCCGCCGCGAGCCTCTATCGCGCGCTTTACTGATCCCGCCTCTTCGATCTCTTTGGCCGAGAGGAGCCTGGGCTCCCACCCCCGGCTTTCCCAAGAGCGAGACCAAATCCGGACCAGGGAGACCAGATCGCCGGAGTATTTGGCGAAGACCCTCACTCGCCGGCCTTCTCCCAAAAGTAAAAGCCCACCGCTACGACGGTGAGCATAATAATGAATGAAACTAGCAGGTCCACCTATAAACAGTCGCCTGTAAATAGGCCAGCGTTCAGTTTTTCATGCGATTTTCACTCCTCTCTGGCTCACCGCCTGATACACTGATCCCCGGGTCCAGTAAGACCCCTTGCGTGTTTTCAGCCCCATCTGGTTTGCCTCTTTCGCGATGCCCCCAAAGGACCGGCCCGCCTTGCGCAAAGTCACCAGGATGTCTCTGGTGGACTTCTCCTCCGGGGTTGCCCCGTAAGGAAGCGGCCCTTCGCATCGCCCCGTCTTTGCCCGCTTTCGGTCCCGTGCGGCTCGTAGTTTCCGCACGATCACCGACTTTTCCCACTCCGCCACCACCCCGAGAATCTGCCGAAGCATCTTGCGCGTCGGATCGATGTCGGAGGAGGCCATATCGGAAAGGCTGGCCTGATCCGCCGAATAAACGAGAATCTTCATCCTCGCGCACTCCAGCAGGAGAAGCTCCTGGACCACGAGATCACGCGCCAACCGGTCCTGCCGTTCTACCACGATGCACGCCGCCGCTTCCGGGTTCCCCCTCCGCAGCCGCTCGATGCTGTCGATCATGGCCGAAAAGGCGGGCCGGTCCAGCGCCTCAACGGTTCCGGATACGGCTTCCTCAGAAAAGAAAGTGGGCTCCCCGAGGCTGAAGCCGGAGCAGAAGCGGGAGATCGCTTCGCGCTGGCGCTCCGGGCCATCCCCGTCCACCTGGGACTTGCCGCTTACCCGCAAATAGCCGAAGACCTTCATCAAGCCTCCACCTCGTCAAACAAGCACACTGCAACCGCGACGATGATCCCGAGGGGGCCGCCGAATAGCAGCGCGCCCAGGAGAAGAATGGCATATATCATGGCGCAAAGATACCACGGCCTGCCGGGAGGTAGCAAGCCCAAAATGAAGGAAAAAGCAAGTAGAAGTCCGGCTAATCTGTCCGGTAACCCCCTACCCCGCTCGGCGATTACGCGCCGATCGCGAGGGCCAGCTTCAGCAGCGTCGAGATAGGTTTCTCGCCGGCAGCCTCGTAGAAGCCGCCCACCGTCGAGAAGCCGATTGACTCCGCTACGGGCGCGACACGCTGGACCACGTCTTCCGAAAGCGGAAGTTCGAGCGCCGTCCCCTTTTCAAGGAGGTCGATCGCGTCTTGCAGTTTTGCCTTGTTCGATGCAGAAAGTGTTGCCATACAATAAACAGTCACCCCGCGCCCGGATTTGGTCAACTGCCTATCGGGGCGTCGCGGCTATGCCGTCCACAACTTCAACTGTTGGGGGGACCACCGCCGTCCGGGCCGCGATAGCCGCCGCCTTGGCCTGAACAATGTATGCGTCTCGGGTTGGCCGGGTGGCGGTAAAAGAAAAACCCCGGCGCGCTTCTGCCGCGACATACGCCACCACTTTTTCAGCCACCCAACCGCGCTTGGCTATCCCGGATTCCCGAGTCCACCCCGTCGCAGCCGCGAAGTTATCCAGTAAGACTCTGTCCGATTCATCATCCGCCGTAATTGTAATTTTCATACGTTCTAATTTGTTACCACGAACCAACCTTGGCTCCAGAGATTGGCCACCGCCGCTACAGCGGCTCCGCTCGGCGCTCCGCTCGTTCCACCTGAGAGATCACAAAAGCCGATATTAAAGAGACAGTTCGCCTCCAACCGCAGAAGAATTTCGTTTACCCCCTCTGCGGGAAGGACGCCGCTCGTAGGGAGCGCGCAGTTTTCCGCCTCAACTACTAGGTAAGCGGGGGAATTCCCGATCCGCAAATCCGTGATGGGGTTTGAATCGCAGGAAATAGAATCCATCACTAGGTTGGTAGAGAAATCGAGGGCGGTCAACACATTGCCGGAACAGACGATCCCAAAAAGCGTGGGAGCCCCCACCGCCGTAAAGGAAGACACCGCTCCACCAGCGCAAAAGACGCTGAAGATAGCGGTTCCATCCAGGTTGATCGTGCTGAGACTGAGCATCCCGACACTCAAATCCATAAACCCTGCCGTCCCGACAAACGAAACGCACCCGCTCGCATTAAAAGAAACCATCGCGGGATCGTTGCTAACAACTGCGTTTAATAAAGACAACAACCCATGAACGTCTAGCGCCAAAAGCGACGGATTCGAGCTTGCGTCAATAACCGCCAGCGAGGCACAGGTGGGCAGCCCTATGATATTAGCCAGGACCGGGCATAAGAAGCAGTCGAGCGCAACCAAGGATACGCATCCGGTAACATCCAAAGCTGTCAAGGGGTTATCATCACACGCCAGGAAGTAGAGCGCCGGAAGGAGGTTTAGGTTGTGAAAGTCCGTCACCCCGGCGCTGCTGGCGTATATCTCCCCCACGTCCGAAACGATTGCCGTCGCCTTGAAGGCAGCCAAGTTTCCAGTTTTGAATCCTCCAGAGTCCTGCCAGCTAATGCTGGCTGATGCCGGCTCCCAGTAGAATTCAGGAGGCGGGACGGGCGGCTCGGGTGGGGTAGGCGTCTCCGACTGAAGCATCGAAGCGATCTTCCAGAGCAACCGCTGATCCTCGTCCGCCTGACAGCATCCGGGCTGAAACTCCGGACCATAGTCCCCGGAAAAGAACAGGATGGAGGCGATCTTCCAAAGCAACCG